ATAAGAGCCGTCATCGCAATAGTAAGCGCAAGACTTTGCCTCGACTTCTGGCTCTCGCTCTAGCTTTGGTTGCTTACGCCTCTCTTGTGCGGTCATTGCAAGCATTCGCAATGCCTTCTCGCTCCAAGCATGGGGAAGAAAAGGCGATATGCCCTTCACTCCAATTTGAATGATGACGTTTTCATGTGGCTTTAACACTGTTGATGCCATGTTGCTTCTCCTTGATTAAATTAAAGTATCGAAGCTTTCCGCTTCCGTTCTCATCTTCTCAAGCTGAACGTCTGAGATGTCGTTCTCGCTCAAGAATTTCGCACACACCCAACCAGAATCGCCAACCTCATTTAAGATTTTAATTCTGGTGGGAATGATTCGATAATGCTTATATCTGTTTTGGAAATGATCTTCTTCCGCTGATACCTCGAATGTCCATTCAAGGTCAATCGTGACCAGCAGAGTTTTCTCGATGTCGATGTCTTGTGAAATGAAGGTGTCAGACATTGGCTAACTCCCTTTGATCGTAGTCCTGCCAAATTGTTTCTCTGTGATTTTCCCATGCTGTTGAGTAAACTCTTTGCATGGCTTCATCGGCCCGATCTGGCTCGTACAACTCTCTAAACTTTTCATAGTTGACCCTCATGTTGGAGAGAGTCAAATCCTCTGTAAGTCTATTCATCTTCTGGCTCCTTCTGCTTCTCCTTCAAAGCCTCTTCGATGAGAGCCTCGCACCACCTTTTAGCTTCTTCTTTGATTGGGGAGAATGCGTAGCAGTGAACGCCTTTTCTTTGTATGGCATGGTAAATGCCGCCTTCTTGATAGATAATCATAGTTGTCGCTCCTGCTTCCAAATAAATCGACCTATCTCCTCCATCCCATCCCATGCTTGAATGAAAGCATTGATAAATTCTAGTTGGTAGTCGGTCAATTCTTGGTTCAGCATATCGCTTGCCGATTCGCCCTTGTCGAGTCCTTCAAGGTCACAAAATTTATCTAGTACCTCTTGCATCTCTCTGAAGAAAGAGGAATGAAGATCGTTTAATTTGCTTACGTCCATCATTCGCCCTCCTTGTCCAGACACACACTAAAGGTTATGTCTGCGCCTTCATTTAAGCTAACCACTTTTGTTTTCATGGCTTTGACCATTTTTTTGTCAGTGTCGAAATAGCTATAAATGGAATAGGTGACAAGCGGATATTCATAGGCTGTGGACATATCGACCTTTACCCCTCTTCTCTCTAGCCATTCTTGCGCGGCTTCGATTATGTCCGGCTGTGATAATCTGATTTCTGTCATGTTTCACCTCTCTATTTTTAGATAAAAAAAAACCGAAAAGATCATGCGATCTCTTCGGCTCCTTCAATGTATGCTCCGCAATTTTTGCAAGTGGTGGACTGGTATAACGAGTGTCCCCCATTCTCCCCTTGGTAGTCTTCGCCTAGATATTGTTTGTGGCAATCGTCAGAACAAAAGATAAAGGAAGATGAAATATCATCATGGATATTCCTGCCAAACTGCGGGTAAAAAATGTGTGCTGTGTGTTTCTCTTTCATTAACCCTCCTCAAAGTTTTTAAAAGATAATGCCATTTTAAACACTTGTTTACTCATGTCAACAAATATTTAAATGTTTTTGAACCTTGCTATTTCTTGCTCTGGTACTGTGTTTGTTTTGTCTCTTTTGTGAGTGATGCTTTCCCTTGAATTGCCAAAAGGATTGTAGCCATGCTTTTCTATTAGGCTTTTCCAAGTCTGATAGATGTAGTCAAACTCGTCTTTTATGCCCCACCTTTTCATAAACACAATTTTAAGGCTCACAAAGTTGACCCTATCGGATTCGTACAAACCCATATAATCATGCAAGGGTTTTTCTTCTAACCTCTCAAGCCATTCTAAAGCGGCTTTGTCGCTTAAACAGTTTCCGTGTCTCATAGAAAAGTTTTCTATCGTGGTAAAATATTTTTCCATTTTTCTTTGCTCCAAAAAAAAGGCTAGAGGTTTCCCCCTAGCCATGTTTGTTTATGTTCTTTCTTTCCAAAAACATTCATAATTTAATTCAGTTTCGATTGGCGCACACCATTCGATTCTTTCTGGATTTCCCGAAACAGAATCAAATCCAACTATCTCAAAATAGACATTTGCATCCGTTAAGCTATAGTCTGTTTCTGCGTTTTCCTCTAATAACTCAATGGCGTTTTCGATTGGATCTTTGCCAATGTCTAAAGAATCCTGTTTAAAAGTTTTGTGCTTTTCCAAAAATAAAACTGCCGCTTCTTTTATTTTCACGATTCCCCCCCCATTATTGGGTGCTGAGATCTACATCTCCCACCTAATTCGTGGTTATCTGAGTAAGAATAGATTGGCAGATAACTGGTATAGCTGTTATCTCCGTCAGAGGAGAGAACCTCGAAATCACAAAAGACTTCCTTAATTAAGTCTCTGTCATCCCAATTTTCTTCCCTTTCAACTTGAAAAATTTTAACAATGGTTTTCGGATCTGTGCCTCGCTCGATTTCTCGATTAAGCTTGTCTATTAATTCTTGAATTGTCATTGCTATTTCTCTCTCTATTTATTTAATTGTTTGTTAGTGCATAGATTAAATGATTTATTAACACTATGCAACTTGGTTTCCTATTACCCCCTAAAGGGGGGTTTCAAAAAGTTACCAACTTTTATCATCAGATAGGGGTCTTTCCTTTTTCAAAAACGTCCCTTGTTTCTATTTGTGAAATCAGATTAGCAATTTCTTGCTTTTGAGATTTTGTTAAGTGCATTTTTTTCGTGATCTCTGTAAAAACTTCGTCTTTAGAACTACCATTATTTAAGAGAAAAACAATTTCGTTTAAAATCGTTCTCATTACTTACCCCCTACAGTCTACAGTTAGAAGAAAATCACCCTTTAGGTTCTCAGATCCATACTGATAAGCGGTCTCGGTCGCATCGCTTAACGAGCGATTCCAAGACAAAAGAAAAGGGTAATTGCTATTGACTAAAATTTCGTACCGCTTCGCACACTCTCGATCACGTTGAACCAAGATTTTTGTTTGCTTTCTCATTTTTTGCCTTCCTCTTCGTATTCGCTTTGTAGCGTGTCATAAACCGATTGTGGGCAATTTGTCCAAACTTCCTTAATCACAATCCAGCCAAGATCTAATATCTTTTCCTTCAGATCTTCGTTTTCTATGTAGGTGTTAAACATTTGTAACCTCTCTATTTTATTTGATTTCCTAAGATCTCTTTCGAGATTTCAAGGGGGTTATCAGCCCCCTCTCATCAGTTAGGAGTTAGGACGCTAGGCGTTTTAAGACTTTGCTTTTCTTGTAGCTAATATTTTTTTGATAGCAGTAGTAATCGAAATCACCCTCTAAAATAAGGTTTTCTGATTCCATGTCCCATTTGAGAGCCTGTTTAAAATCCTTAGCCCCTAACTTAACCAACTTAGATAAATCATTTTTTAGTGTTTGGTAGTTGATGGCTTGAATTCTTTCTTTTTCTTGTGCGTTTCGGTCATACAAGTTAGCCAATTTTTCGTTCTCCACAATTAATTGATCGAGTGAAAAATCTTGGTATCTGTCAGCTTTTCTAAAGCCGTAGACTTCCTTATGTAAATCATTCACAAAGGATAAAAGTTGTTCTCTATTTTCCATTTTGTACCTCTCTATTTTTGGTTTCTCAAGACCCCCCTTAATTGGGGGGTTTCGGCTAGTTACCACCTAGCGGCTCTTCAGTTGAGATCTAAGCGGCTTTCTTGACCGCTTTAGGCTGTAAGCCGTTTAAGTAATCAACGGCTTCATACGCAAGCTTGACGGCTTCGACGAACTCTTTAGTTGTCGCTTTAGCCCAGCCTGCAAGGTATTGTGCATGGTCTTCTCTGGGGCTGGCAGTAATGCCAAGCTGACAGCACAAAATAGCTGAAATTGTCTCAGCGCATAATTCTTCAAAGGCGTATGCATCATCGCCAAATCTTGCGCCCTTGGTGCGGTCTAGCCTATGGGGTGCGCCTGTCCAGTGACCTATCTCATGCAATCGAGTAGAGTAGAAGCTTTCTTGTGCTGTTGATGTTTCGGTATCTTGGAAGCATTCGGGTGCTGGGTTTGTGGTTTGATCCGTTAAAGGACTGTAAAACGCTCTATCTGATAGAGTAATATTCTCGACCAATGGGTTTTCGTCTAATGCTTTTAAGTTGTCGATAAACTTCTCCACGTTCTCTAGTCGCTCAAACAATGGGGTGTTGTCTTCTTCTCTCTTGGGTGCTTCCCACCCCTCAACTTGTCCACTGTGAAATATATTAACTGGTCTGAATTTGCCAATAAAAACTAATTCGCCGGATTCCTTATCTTTCTTGAAAATCGGCAGGGCTACTTTGGTAGACTTCTCACCCTTTTTAACTGTTGCTCCTATCTCTTTCCATTGCTTATAACCTGCCCAATATGTTTGGCCAAGTAAGGATAAGAAGAAAGCGTTTAAGCCTTGGTAAGGTTTATCAGTGACAACGTTAAAAGGTCTACCATTCAAGTTTTGAAATGGTTTTTGCCACGCTCCAGCTTCAGCGTTTAACATCATTTCCTGAATCTGTTTAACTATTTGGTCTCGTGTATCCATTTTATTACTCTCTCTATTTTTTGGGTTAATTGGTTATAGTGTTTTGACCGCTTGGTTTACGACAATGGTATAGCCAAGCTGTTTTATTAGATCTTTTGTTTGATCGGTTATTGTTTTGGTTCCAGCTATCGCACAGAACAAAGAAGCTTTCTTACAAGCCGGATAGATTGTTTCGTTGCCATAAACGTTTTTGATTTCAACTAATATTTCCATTTGTATTTACTCCTTTTAATTAAGAATTTTTCTTGTCTGTCAGAATCAACAAACAAGGGGTCAAGAAAAGAATCGCAAGAAAGGACGTTGCTAATATCCCTTGTGCGATAGGTGAAAGGTTTAAAGTAGCCAAGATAACGCCAGTGAAAACTAGGATTATCAGTGTTAAGAATTTTGCGAATGTAAGCATTTTATTTTCCCCCCTTTGAATCACAAAAGAAGTTCCAGAATCTTTGTTGTTCCATCCACGAAAGAAGCTCTTTAATAGCTTGATCTTGAGTGATAAAACCAGCTTTAAAAGCCCTATAAAAACTAGGCTTCCCCCAATCTTTTTTAATGATGCTTTGGATGTCATTTTCAAGATAGGCGATAACTGATTCTTTACTGTTCCAATCTGTCATTTTTCTGTCTCCGATTAAGTTAATAACTAAGTGAATATATAAATTATAAAACTATTAACAATTAAAAGTACAATCTTTTTTTATCTTTTTTTATTTATTCGATTATTCAATAGGTTACGAATATATAAATAACAGTAATTAGTGATTAGAATTTTTTTAAATTGCAAATAGTGATAAGCACAAATGAAAGAAGAAAGAGAGATAAAGAAACGTAATAGAAAGCCAACGGCTAAAATGATAAAGCTTGGAAAGCTATTGGCTGAAGGGAAACGCTCGATAGTTGAATGCTATCGGCTAACTTATGACACTTCTAATATGTCGGATAGCGTAGCGAGAAACGAAGCTAGTGTTATGGCTAATCACCCTAGCGTTACCATGATAGTTGAAGAGGAAAAGAGGCGAATATCTAATATAACGGAACGAGTAGAGAAGAGAAAAGAAATACAAATTACTAACGATAGAGAAAGGGTGCTTGAAAGGTTACGCCTTTGGATGGATAACCCCCCGAATGATGCGTTGCAATTAAGAGCAACAGAGGCACTTATGAAAGCTGTAGGCTTGAACGGGTCAAGTGTAGAAATAACGGAGAATAAAAACTCAAAAGATATAGCAGAAAGCATTAGCCAAATACTGCTATCAATAGAAGAAAAGAGCGAACCGATAGAAAGAAATGAGGAAGGGGGGGCGGTTCATTAAAAAGGCCAAAATCCTTTTAAAATCAATAGGTTAGGCCCCCACCACCCAAAAATATGCGACGCGATGAACTACAAGGTACATAATAATACACTCAAATAACCCCACCCTTTTCTATTTTTACCAGTTATTTAAGTATTCGATCATTTATTATTGACCTTTGTTTTCAGGGAAAAGTGCCAAGGAGTCCCATACCAAAAAAATTTTTTAAAAAAATTTGCTTTTCTTGTCAATAGGCTTAATATGCTATACTAACAAGTAATGCTTTTGTTACATGTAGCTATTAACATTAAGCTATTAACATTTGACTATAGCTACACACCCATAAGGGGTGTAGCGTTATTAAATATAGACTAACATTAGCATTAGACTATTAAGGGGACAGCTATGCCTGTTTCTAGCAAACTAGATCCCGAACTCTTAAAGAACATCGTTCATCTACCTGAGAGTGAACAAAGACAAGTTCTTGACCTAATAGATCAATTAAATGACGTTGAGAAGAAAGAGGAAGCTCAACAAAGTTTTATGGGGTTTGTGAAAGGGGTTTGGCCTGCGTTTATTGAAGGCAGGCATCACAAGATCATGGCAGAGTCTTTTGAACGTGTCGTGAATGGTGATCTAAAAAGATTAATTATTAATATGCCGCCTCGACATACAAAGTCTGAGTTTGCATCGTATTTGCTCCCAGCTTGGTTTCTGGGGCAATATCCCGAAAAGAAAATAATACAAACCGCACACACAGCGGAACTCTCCGTTGGGTTTGGTAGGAAAGTTCGTAACCTAGTTGATAGTGAAGATTACAAAGAGATATTCCCAGAACTAGGATTAAGAGCAGATTCAAAAGCGGCAGGACGCTGGAGTACAAGCAAAGGCGGTGAATACTTCGCTATTGGTGTAGGCGGTGCTGTGACAGGTAAAGGAGCCGACCTCCTAATAATAGATGACCCTCACAGCGAACAAGAGGGACAGAGTGCAGACCCTGCGGTATTTGATAAGGTCTATGATTGGTATACATCAGGGCCAAGACAGAGATTACAACCAGGAGGAGCCATCATCATAGTGATGACTCGCTGGCACAAAAGAGATTTAACAGGAAAGATAGTTAAAACATCCGTTCAAAGAGAAGGAATGGATGAATGGGAAGTCATAGAATTTCCTGCAATTATGCCTTCTGGCAATGCACTATGGCCTGAGTTCTGGTCTTTAACGGAACTGGAAGCTCTGCGTAGTGAACTGCCTGCACCCAAATGGCAAGCACAATACCAGCAAGATCCGTCCTCGGAAGAGAGCGCATTAGTTAAAAGAGAATGGTGGAAGAAATGGGAAGATGAAAGACCGCCTCAGTGCGAGTTCATCATCCAATCATGGGACACCGCTTTTCTAAAATCACAACGAGCAGACTACTCTGCTTGCACCACATGGGGGGTATTTTACCACCCTGATGACACAGGAGTCACACAGCCCAACATCATATTACTTGATGCATACAAAGAAAGGCTGGAGTTTCCTGAACTAAAAAAATGTGCGTTTGAGTTCTATAATGAATTTGAACCCGATGCCTGCATCGTTGAAGCAAAGGCGGCTGGAACCCCTCTTATATTTGAACTAAGAGCAATGGGCATTCCTGTATCCGAATACACGCCAAGCAGAGGAAACGATAAGATCTCAAGGGTTAACGCAGTGTCAGACTTATTTGCGTCTGGCATTGTCTGGTGTCCTGAGACTAGGTTTGCGGAAGAGGTGATAGAAGAATTTGCATCTTTCCCAGCAGGCGAACACGATGACTTAGTTGACTCGTCAACACAAGCATTGCTCCGATTCAGACAAGGAGGATTCCTGCGTTTGGGGTCTGATGAGGATGAAGAACCCTTTTATTCCAGACGAGCAGAGTATTATTAGTGGCATTTTTGCAAAGCAATATCCCAAACTTTAAATGTTGGGTTAGGAAAGAATACACACACAATCACCAAAAATATCATGGAGAGTTTATCCATGCGATGGCGATTGCGGTTACCACCATGCCGTGTCGTTCTCTTAGCTTCCAGATAATATTTACTGGCGCAGAGACTTACGATGACGAGAACGAAAAAAACATACATGGCGGTGCAATGTGGGCAAGAATGCCAATCACAGGATTGGTAGCCGACACACCGCTAGAAGAATGGCCTGAGCCAATGCCTGTATGGGCGGCACAACCTTGGGACTGTTCTTCAAGAACACATTCTGTGTATGTGCTAGATCGGGCAACGCCTTGTCCTTGGATTGCAAAGATAGACGGAGAGTTCTATCCTGCAAAGTATTATTTTACAGTCGATTACACTGACAACGAAATTGCTGATGATCCTGCACAACACAAACAAAGCCATGTCATGGAATTACTAGACGCTGGCAAATGGACAGGTAACATCGTGGCATTACCCAATAACAGGGTGAGAGTCACACATCCGGCATGGTTTGAGACAGGAGAAGGTGCGCCAGACTTCAGACCATCACAACACATTCATTATTCTAAATCTGATTTGGATTACACCTTAGATGTAAACCAAGTCTTCGATAACATGTATTCGGGAGAACCTGATGATGAAATCTAAGATGGGTACTAAAATGATGCCCAAGAGAATGGCAGCAGGAAAGAAACTGCCAATGGTTACTAATAAAGCTGGTGAAGAAGTCCCATTTTTTGCGGCTGACGGAAAAGGCAAGATGATGGCTGGCGGCAAGGTTCCCAAGACAAAAGGTTATTTCAAAGGTGGAAAAACAAAGGGAATGGCTAAAGGCGGCAAGACCAAAGGCTATATGGCTGGCGGCAAAATCAAAGGGAATATGGCTAGAGGATCTGGTGCGGCTAGACCTCAACCTTTCAGGAAAGACGGCTAAATGGCTATTGATCGCCCCTTGGGTACGCCCCTACCTGTAAATCAGGATATGGGCGAAGTTGAGATTGAAATAGAAAACCCTGAGTCGGTTTCTATTGAAACGCCCGATGGCGGTGTGTTAATTGACTTTGATCCTAATATGGGCGAAATGATGGGCATGTCCCATGATGCGAATCTAGCGGAAGTGGTTGATCCAAAAGAATTGAACATCATGGCATCTGACCTGATAGGCCAATACAAGACAGACAAAGAAAGCAGAGCAGATTGGGAAAGGTCTTACATAGACGGACTTGAACTGCTTGGCTTGAAGCATGAAGAAAGAACTACCCCCTGGGATGGGGCATGTGGTGTGTTCCATCCCCTTTTAACAGAGGCAGTTATAAGGTTTCAGTCTCAATCCATACAAGAACTGTTTCCTGCTAGTGGCCCTGTAAAGACAAGCATCGTAGGGGTAATCAATGAGGAGAAAGAAAAACAGGCGCATCGTGTTAAAGATTACCTGAACTATCTCGTCACTGAGAAGATGACAGAATATCGCACCGAAACGGAGAGGATGCTGTTTTCGCTACCTTTGGCTGGCTCTGCGTTTAGGAAAGTTTATTACGATCCCACGATGGGAAGACCTTGCAGTATGTTCGTTCCTGCTGAAGACTTCGTTGTAAGCTATGGTGCGTCTGACTTAGCAACCTGTGAACGTGCTACACATGTAATGAAGAAGAGTCCTAACGATATCAGGAAGCTTCAAGTGTCAGGATTCTACCTTGATATAGATTTGCAAGATGCCTCGTCAGACCCAGATCAAGTAAAAGAGAAGTATAACGAGCTAACTGGGGACAACGGAAGCTACGAATCAGACTCTAGGCACACCTTATTGGAAATGCAGGTTGATTTAGACCTACCCGGTTTTGAAGATTCGCAGAACGGAAAGCTTACAGGCATTCACTTGCCCTATGTAGTCACCATTGATCTGGGTTCCAGAGAGATTTTGGCTATCAGACGCAACTGGTACGAGTCAGATCAGTACAAAAACAAGCGAGAACACTTTGTTCACTACCAGTATATCCCAGGTTTAGGCTTTTATGGCTTTGGTTTGATCCATATGATCGGTGGATTAGCCAAATCAGCTACCTCTTTGCTCCGACAACTGGTAGATGCAGGTACTTTAAGCAACTTACCGGGTGGTTTGAAGGCCAGAGGGCTACGAATTAAGGGTGATGACACCCCAATCATGCCGGGAGAGTTCCGAGATGTAGACGTTCCGGGTGGTTCGATCAAAGAAAACATAAGTTTCCTGCCCTACAAAGAGCCAAGCGGAGTTTTGTACCAACTTTTGGGCAATATTGTAGAGGAAGGGCGCAGATTTGCGTCTGCGGCTGACGTAAAAGCGGCAGATATGAACTCACAAGCCCCAGTTGGCACTACTTTGGCGATTTTAGAGCGTTCAATGAAAGTTATGAGTGCAGTTCAGGCTAGATTACACGCTTCAATGCGCGATGAATTGAAATTATTGTCTAATTTGGTGCGAGATTACGGCCCAGAAGCGTATCCGTACCTAATGGATAGCGAGATTCCTGTTTCAGAGGACTTCGATGACAGAATAGACATCATTCCAGTGAGTGATCCCAATGCAGGGACGATGGCACAGCGAATTATGCAGTATCAGGCGGCATTGCAGCTATCTGCACAAGCACCACAGATGTACGACATGCCATTATTGCACCGTCAAATGCTTGAAGTGCTTAATATTAGGGATGCTGATAAGATTGTCCCGACAGAGGACGATGTTCCACCAACAGATCCTATATCGGAAAACATGGATATTATAAATGGCAAGCCTGTGAAGGCGTACTACTATCAGGATCACGAAGCGCACATACAAGTTCACATGTCTGCAATGCAAGACCCAAAGATACAAGAACTAATAGCACAAGCTCCAGATGCAGGGAAGATACAGGCCACTTTCTATGCCCACATACAAGAACACGTTGCTTTCTTGTATCGTCAGCAGATAGAGAAAGAGCTTGGCACGAAGCTTCCGCTACCTGGCGAGAAGTTGCCTGAAGATATTGAGTTCAGAATAGCAGAGCTTGCGGCTCCAGCAGCCGCGCAGTTGCTTGGCAAGCATCAGCAAGAACAGCAAATGCAAGAAAATCAACAGATGATGGAAGACCCTGTGATTCAAATGCAGCAAAGAGAACTGCAAATAAAAGAGATGGAAGCACAAAGCAAAGCGATGATAGACCAAGCAAGGCTACAGCTTGAAACTCAAAAGGCCATGATGAAGTCTCAGTTGGATCAACAGAAAGCAGATCAAGATAGAGAAATTGAGGAAGCTAAACTAGCTGTTCGCATATCGGAAGACAACGAAAGAGACCAATTAGAAAGTAAACGCATCGCATCTAAAGAACAAATAGAAGGTGCAAAGCTAGGCGTTGAAATTATGAAAGATATAATGGATGAGTAATCTGTCCGAAAACAACATATTTGACCATTTAAAGAGCGTTTTAAGGACGCAAATGAATGAAATGGCAGACCATGTAAGCGGAGGGGGTTGTAAAACTCTTGAAGACTACGCAAAATGCTGTGGAATTATTGAAGGTTTAGCCGTTGCTGAACGAGAAATACTTGACTTAAAAGAGAAATATGAGGAATGATCTGTCCTTGTGGTGGGCAACTTCTCCCATATTGGGAACTTAAAGATGGAACTCTCGCCTCGAAATGTAGAGGTTGTGGCAGAAGACATCATATTCCTCCATTAAAAGATATCGCTGTAAGTAACAGCGCAAGCGACTCTGGACGCTCTTCTCCAGTGCAAGGGAAAGAAACTAATGGAAGCATTAGCAAAAGAAACCGAGTCTGAAGAGACTCGACAGGCACATCAGTTACCTGATCCTACAGGATATAAAATACTGATCGCACTGCCAGACCCTGAAAGGGAGTACGATGGCGGTATTATCAAGTCTAACAAGACTCTCTATGAGGAAGAGATTGGATCTATCGTGGGGATGGTCATAAAGATGGGGCCAGACTGTTATAACGATAAGAAAAGATTTCCATCTGGGCCTTTCTGCAAAGAAGGGGACTGGATTCTAATGCGCTCTTATAGCGGCACTAGATTCAAAGTCCACGGAAAGGAGTTTAGATTAATCAACGATGACAGTGTTGAAGCTGTAGTCGAAGACCCAAGGGGGATTGTCAAGGCATGAGCGAACAAGAAGCGGTACAAACAGAAGAAGATAAGTTCTTTGGTGTACGCACCAAGATAGGCGGTCAACAACAAGAAGAACCTGTCGAAGAAGAAGAAGTTGTAGAAGCCTCTGATTCCGAAGAAGGTGAATTGACAGACGATGAACTGCCGAATTATAGCAAGAGGGTTCAGAAAAGAATCAACAAGCTTAAATACGAATCTCACGAAGAGAAGCGTAGAACCCAATCTGCACTTCAAGAGCGAGATGAAGCGTTTCGTGTTGCTCAACAGATAGCAGAAAAAAACAGAGAATACGAGTCTTTGATCGGTAGAGGAGAGCAAGCTCTTATCAATCAGGTAAAAGAACGTGCGGCTTTAGCTGTTGACCAAGCAAAACAACAGTATAAAAAAGCTTATGAAGAAGGCAATACAGACAATGTTGTTGAAGCTCAAGAGGCTTTAACCAAAGCTACAGCGGAGTTAAGCGAAGCTGATAGATATGCTCAAAGTATGAGCAATCAACCAGCACCTCAACAGGAAACTTGGCAACCACCGCAACCAGCACAACAGCCTGTAAGACAGCCTGTTCAACAACCTGTGCAGCAAGCACCAAGCCCTGATCCAGAGACACAAGCATGGGCGGCAAAAAATCCGTGGTTTATGCAAGACGGTTATGAAGAAATGACTTCACTTGCCTACGGAAAACATGCTTCCTTAGTAAAGCAGGGAGTTCAACCAAACTCCCCTGAGTATTTTAGACAAATTGACGAAACGGTCAGAAGAGCGTTTCCAGATCACGATTGGCAGGACGGTAATGTTACACAAGCCCGAACCTCACCTGTCTCTCAACCTTCGCAGGTGGTGGCTCCCACGACAAGAAACAATGGAGCTAAACCGCGCACAGTGAGGCTTTCGGCAACCCAACGCTCTCTCGCTAAGAGGCTGGGTTTAACAGACGAGCAATATGCTAAATATGTATAGTCAGGAGACTACCAATGACTGAAGAGCGCACCCCTAGAGATATTGAAGAAAGAGATAATTACACTAGACCGAGTGATTCTTGGACACCTGCTTCTGTAATCCCCAATCCAGCCCCGAAAGACGGCTGGGTATTTCGTTGGGTCAGGACAAGTATTATGGGTCAAAGTGATGGAACTCATACATCTAGAATGTTTCGGGAAGGTTGGGAGCCTGTAAAGGCAGATGACCATCCAGAACTCATGCTAGAGTCTGATATTAATTCCAAGTTTGTAGGTAACATCGAAGTTGGTGGATTGCTTTTATGCAAAGCACCAGAAGAAAAGATGAAGTCAAGATCTGAGCATTTTCAGAAAATGGCTAATAATCAGATGGAATCTGTAGACAATAATTATCTTAGGGAAAATGACCCTCGTATGCCTATGCTTAAACCAGAAAGGAATACGAGGACAACTTTTGGAAGGAACTAATCCCTGGGTAGGGGTGGTTTCTTAATTAATAGGAGGTCATGAATATGGCTACTTCTGCTACCCCAAATGGTGCGGAACCTGTCAATACCTTGAGTGCAAGCGGTTCTTACAGTGGTAAAGTCCGACATATCAAGATTGCGAGTGGTTACGCTACTGCTATTTTTTACGGTGATTTCGTCAAGCTAGTTGCGGCTGGCACACTCGAAAAAGCCGCAGTAACAACGTCTGTTGTTGCTGGTACAGTTGGTATCTTTGTGGGATGTTCCTACACTGATCCATCTACAAGTCAATTAACATTTAACCAGCAGTTCCCTGCCTCTACAGCGGCATCTGACATTATGGCTTATGTTGTTGACGATCCTAAGTTAGTGTTCAAGATGCAGGCTGATGAAGCCATCGCACAAACTGGACTTGGAAACAATGTTTCAGCGGTTAGCACAGCAGGATCAACTACAATCGGACGTAGCAAGAACGCCCTTGATGGCGGCTCTGTTGCTACGACAAATACACTACCCCTTCGTGTTCTTGAGTTTGTGGAAGGCCCGAACAGCACAGTTGGTGATGCGTTCACCGATTGTCT